AGTAGGAATATTTTTTTAAAACATGTTGTATAAGCATTTATAAGGGTTTGCGTCCAAAAGCCCTTAGAGTTTGAAAAGCATTTATAAGCAATTATAAAGGTTTAATAAAAAACTTTGGACGGACATGCTAAAGATTATGTCAAAGCTATTTCTTTAATGTTAGAAAGTGAATATCCAGATAATTATGTTATTGCAACTGGAGAAACTCATAGCGTTAGAGAATTTGTTGAACTAGCTTTTAAAAATATTAATATTAATATAGAATGGTATGGGGAAAAAGAAAATGAAGTCGGTGTTAACCAGGAATCAAAAGAAATTCTTGTAAAAGTCAATCCTAAATATTACAGAGATATTGATATTGAATGTTTAATAGGCGATCCATCTAAAGCAAAACAAAAACTTGGATGGAAACCATCAGTTAATTTCCCAGATTTGGTAAAAGAAATGGTTGAAAATGCTATATTATCTTGATTTTAAATAATACTTTTTTATTAGTATATTTATATATAAAAAAGTATGTTACACAAAACCAAATCACAAGTTAAAAAAAAAGATGTTAAAAAAATAAAAAAAGAATCTCGTAAAAATACAAAAAAAGGATCTGTTAAAAAACAGTCCGTTAAAAAACGGTCCATTAAAAAACGGTCCATTAAAAAACGGTCCATTAAAAAAGATTCCGTTAAAAAATATAAAAAACGGTCCGTTAAAAAATATAAAAAACGGTCTATTAAAAAAAAATATTCAAAAAAACAATTTGGCGGTCAAACATTTGATAATCAAATAGCTGTTGGAACTGCTTTCCGTGTTTTGTATGATAGAAAACCAGAAAAATCAGATGAATTAATATTAAAAGAAAATGATATTATATATGTCATATATTCTCCAATAGGAGATTGGTGGTTCGGATTATCAAGAATAGCAGTTGAAAAGGCATTATCAAAGAAAAAAAAGGAAGATATCCATCAAGTAATAATAGAATTAATAAATTTTCTTTATAAAAATCCTTCGGAAATTAAACCATCTTTATTTGGTAATTTATTAGGTTGGTTTCCTATAAATTATGTAAAATTATATACTCCAAAAAAATCACTTCTTACATCTATATTAACAATTTTTGATAAAAAACAAATAGGTGATATAGAATTAAAATCACCTGTTGCAAATATTTTAGAAACATATACATTATCTCCAAGTCCAACTTCAAAATTTCCTCCTTTTGTGGAAAGACAATTAAAAAATATACCAAAAAGAAAATAACTATTATTTTAGCGTTATTTCTTAATTATTTTATTATCATAACATAATAAAATGGAAGAAAAAACTGTTTTAAATGATTTATTTAAAGAATATATAGATTTATCTAAAAAATTAAACGATTTGAGAAATACACAAAAAGAATTAAAAACTCAAATGGATAAAATAGAAAAAGGAATAAAAGAATATATGAAAAACAATGATATGGATTCTATATCATTAAAAGATGCTGAAATAGTGTTATATAATAAAAAAATATCTCAAACATTTAAAAAGGAAACTATAACCGAAAAATTAACAGAAGAACTTTCTGACCCTTCAAAAGCTGAAGAATTAGCAAAAAGTATAGTCCAAAATAAAAAATTTATTGTAGAAAATAAAATAAAAGTTGTTTTAAAAAAGAAAAAATAAGAAGTCTATTCATAGTCATTATTTAATAAATCTAACATCTCATCTAGTGTAATATATCCATCTATTCTATCATTGTTTTGTGATATATTTGATGTAATTAAAGTATTTCCACCTACATTTGTATCTACTACATTTACACTATTTTCAGGTAATAAAGGATATCTTTCTAAATTTTCTATAAAATCCTCATCTTCTGAATCTTCAAAAAATTGTCTTCTTAAAAATGATGGTGGTGAAGGTAATCTTACTCTTCTATGAAGCATATCTAAACTATGATTTGAATCTGATACACGAATTAAATCTGTCATATCAACATCTTCATCTTGATTTTCTTGATCGTGTATTTGCTGTTGATGTTGTTCAGTTGTATCTGTTAAATCGTTTATTATTTCATTTAATTCTTCTAGTTGTTCTTGAATATTTTGTATTTGTCTAATAACACTATTATCTTGATTATTTATATTTCTTGCTTCTTCTGCGATTAATACATTAACCATATCATTTTTTTCTTTCTCAGTATCTAACTTATATAAAAAAGTATATTCCTCGTAATTTATATAAAATTTCTTATCTTTAAAGCTTTCTATTAATTTAGGATTTTTTAATTTTAAACATTTATAAACAATATCCTCTGTATAATCTTTTATACGATGTTTTGCTACTTCTAATATTTTAAATGTTTGTTTATATGGTAATATTTCTATTATTTCTTCTTTTTCTTCATTTTTATATTTATCATAAATTGCATCATATACTTCATATCTAATATCTTTTAATAATGATTTAAAAATATGATAAATATACGCCTTTTTTCTACTTATAAACATATCTATTATACCCTGTTTATGAGTTGGTTCAGCACAATCTCCTATTTCATGATCTGTACAGATATTATCTAAACATTTATAATTATTTAAATTTTCTTTAACATATGAATCTGTATCAAATCTATAACATCCATATACACCATCATGCATCCAATGATCACCTAATCCCTTTAATTTGTAACCTATACCACCACAAGCATAACATCTTTCTATATTATGATGTGATAATCCATTGCATTTTTCGGTTTTATATAAACTGATCTTACAAATTGGACAAATCATATACGAATTTACATTTTCTATCAATTCAATTATTTGTTCAATAGCGATTTCTTGTGTTATTTCTCTATTAATATATAAATATTCAGATTCTAAATATGTATTTTCGTTTCCTTCAGATATATTCCCGTCTGTTAATAACATTTTTTTATTTAAATAATAATTATACATATGTGGACTTTCATTCTCATATGCTATTATACAATCATTACAATTGCTTTGATAATATGGTATTATTTTTTTACACGTAAAACAAAATCTTTTTAAACACCAATTATTCTGATTACATTCTAATACTATTTCTCCTTTTCCTTTTGTTTTTAAAATTTCATTTTCGATTAGTATATCAGCGTTACATATATTATTTCCTAATATTTCCATTGGACATTTTATTATTGTATATCCTGGAAAAATATAATGATTATAATGCAATCTATAATCGTTTTTCTCCTTTTCTGTTTTAAATATTTTCTCTATATCAGAATGATTAAATATATTTTTTAGTTCCATTTTATTTTTACATTCCTCAAATGGGTACGGACAATATACATGTGAATTATTTTCATTTATAGGATGACTTTCATAATTATTAACTAATTTTCTTAAACAATCAATACATATATAATGTTCATTGCAACAACTTAATATTAAAATTTCATTCGGTATTATGTTATTTTCAAATTTTGTTATATCAATATCATTTAAAGATAACTCTTTATCATCCTTTTTTGATGCTAATATTACTTTATTGTCAAAACATATACAACAACATTTGTCATTTTCCTTAAAGTAATAAATTTCATCTTCTTTTTCTATAGATTCTTGCTTTTCTATATTTATATTATTCATCTATTTAATATAAATAAAAAAATTATTCTAAACATTCTATTCCTATAACTATATGAAATTCAAAAGGATGCATTATCATTTTTCCTTCCGCATCCATCATTTCAATTGATATATTTTTACAATCTATGTTTTCAAACATATCAAACGCATCTATTTCTTCGTTTTTTATATCAAATCCTTTTCCAAAATGATTACCATAATTTAAATTAAAACACTCAAAATACGAACATCCATTTGACATAATATATTTACATACTTCTTTATTATCCAAAAACATCCTTATATATATATTATCAAATATATTCTCCTTTGCATGATTTTCAGATACATATATATTGTTACCAGAATATTCTAATAATTTAAATCCAAGCATTTTATGTAATGGTGTATATATATCTCTGTTTTGGAAAAGTAAAATAAAATTTACAGGAATTTCATCCCTTGATGTACATGTAAAAAAAACTTTATTCTTAAAATGATCATGAAAAACTTTATATCTGTATTTATTTATTGACATTTTATTTAATAATATTTCTATTGTATTCACTAATTCTTCTATTTTATAATATCCTATTGGTATATTTATTAAAATATGATTGTCATTTTCATATATAGCAAATTGGTTGTTATATTCATTTATATTATACATATTACATTCCATCCAAAATCTAATTAAATGAATGCTTTTTATTTTGTTACATTCAATTGAAAAATTATAATTTCCATCTATCAATTCTGAATCACTAGATTTCAAATGATAACTTGTCATTATATCGTTTTTTTGCGTTTCATCTTTCTGTTCAATTTTTAGATTGTTTAATTTATTGTTTAACATATTTTGCATTTTTTCCAACTCTTTCTCCTTTTTCTTTAATTCATTTTCCCTTTTTTTCAACTCTTCTCTTTCAAAAGTTATTTCATTTAGATTACTTATCTTTTCTGTTTGAATTTCTTGTGATTTTGTTTCTTTTTTCACTTCGATTTTCAAATTATTTTCCTTTTGATATTCTTCAAATTTGTGTTTCATTGTTTCTTGAAGTTTTTGCTGTTGTATTCTTTGGAATTGTTCTTGTTGTATTCTTTGTGATTGTTCTTGTTGTTGTATTCTTTGTAATTCTTGTTCTTGTTGTATTTTTTGTAATCTTTTTTCTTGTTGTATTTTTTGTAATTCTTGTTCTTGTTTTATTTTTTGTAATTGTTGACTTCTTTGTATTTCTTGCTTATCCTTATCCTTCATATTCATATCATTATGAATTAACTGTTCTAGTTGTTCCATAGTAATTTTATTCAATAATATAATAATATTTTCAACTGATAGCTTATTTTGTTTTTGTAAATCATTTGTAATTTGTGAAAAAAATGTATCAAATATATATGTTTGTAATGAATTTAATTGCATTATATACATTTGATTATTTTGTGATAAAATGTCTTTTGAATACATATTAGATAGTTTTGAATATACTAAATTTAAAATATAACTCCTATTTTTATTTGAAACAAATATATCTTTGAATTTTGGCGCAAAATTAGTAGTAATATTCATTTTCCTCTTATAATTTTATATAAAAAAATATATAACTTTTCACGCACTTTTATTTAAAAAAATGAAATTTATATATATAAAATAGAAATAAACATATAATTCAAAATGTCTTGGAAAACTATTTTACTAAATTCTTTTATTCGTGGTATTGGAAAAACATCAGCTGCCTTAGCTGTATGCGGAGTTCTTGGTGGATTGTGGCTAACTTATAATCATGTAACTTTAAAATTATCATATCTAAAATCTGAAGATAATGAAAATTTTATAAATTTAGAAGAATATAAAGAAGATAATGAAGAATTTGGTGCAGACATAGATGTAGATGCATATTCTGATTCGTCAGATAAAAAATTTAAATTAATATTTGATAAACTATGATTTTTTTTTTAATGCAAATATAGGATTTGAATATGATTTTATTGGCAATAAATATTCAATATATTTGTTTATTTCTTCAAACTCTATTTTACCAGACATACTATACATAGTATTAGGTTCTGAATCTTTTTGATTTATATATTCGTTAAAAACTACTTTTAATTTTTGAATTGCAGGAAATTCTTCATTATATAAATTTATATATATATCTTCTGTCGTTTTAAAATCTTGATTTTTATGATAAAAATCAGATCTTGGAAAATATCTTAATTTTTTTATTATATCTATAACTATTTTTACACGTTCTTCCTTTGTTTTTATCTTCATTATTTATTTTGTTTTAAATAAATAATATTAAAATAACGAATTATTGTTTGTTTTTCTCATTTTTTTCCACAAATGCACATTGCATATTTCCAACTTGACAAAACTCACTTAGATGTTTTAAATCAAAATTTTTTATAGTTTTTTGTTTTTCGTCTCTTTTTACACTATATGCATCCTTTATTTTCAATCTAGTGTTAGCCCCAATGTAATTTGTAGATATGTACATTAATGGATCTTCACATAATGGGTTAAATCTATTAATTGAAATTCCTGATAAAACATTACATGATCTATTTTCTCTTGTATATTGTGGAACTAATTTATTCTCTTTACATTCATTTAATTTTATTTCAATTGGTTTAAATTTCGTAGGATCAAATTTATGTTCAGGACATCTTGATAAATTCCTAGTTTGACCCCTTAATTCACTTTCAATATCAATTGATTCTTTTGGAATACTTTTAAATGGATTATGCATAAATGGTGATGATGCTTCAAAACATGATTCTCTTGATTCTACAACATTTGAATCAGTTGCCCATTCAAATGGAGCTCTACTTTGAGCCATTGATTTTTTTAATTCGCATTCGTCATAAGCAGATCTTGTAAATGAGTGATGTGCTTTATCCATAATATATATTATTAAATTATATAAAGAAATTTAAATTCTGTAATTATTAATAAAAATTGAATCTAAAATATAAATATTTTTTTCATCGTATTTATGTTAGATTTAAACATTTTACATATAAATAATTTTTACGAATTTATATCAGGGTGGTTGTTTTATTTTTCGATTGATAGTTTTAAAAATTCAAATCAAGATCTTTTTAATGATAAAATATTTGGAAAATATTCATATCATTTTACATATTTATATATCTATTCTTTGTTAAGTTCTTTAGGTGTAATTTTTCCACATTTAAGATTATTATATCTTATTTCAAAACTATTAATAATAAATGAATATATTCAAATTTTTAATAAACTTAACACTGGAAATATTTTTTTAAAAAATATAGTTACTCATGTTCGTGTAATTTTACTAAATCTTTTTTTATCATTATTATTTATAAATAATTTATATAACATTACATTTTTCGTTGATATTTCATCAAAAATATGTGAATGTATAATTTTTATAAGTTTTTATAATATGACATCTTCTTACAATTTAAATATAAATTCTAATGACGATTTTGATTTATATAGATCATATCAAATACAATATAATAATATAATATATTACTCTAATAAAGTAATATCACTTTATATACTTTATACCTTTGCATTTTTATTTTTAGATAACAATTATAATACATTTAATAATATTTTATTTTCTATTACTTTTTATTATTTTAATCATATTATTTCGGCAAATGTATATTTGTATTATATAACAAAAAATAGTGATCCTATTTATAATTCTTGTCCTCCCCCAAGTCCAATGTAATTTTTTAAATTACATAATTTTATTTTATATTTATTTATATATATAAAATGGAAAAATATTCATTAAAAACATTTTCAACAGTAATAACTGAATCTATAATTGTAGGCATTGGCTTAATAGTATTATATTATCTTATAGATTATTCATTACAATTTTTAAACTATAAATTTCCACAATATATTGTTTTATTTGTAAGTGGTTTTATATTTCACATTCTTTGTGAATATACAGGAATCAATTTATGGTATTCTAAAGAATATTGTAAATTAATAAAATTTTAAATAATTTAAAAATGAATATAAATTTTAGATTATATTTTTAAATGAATTCTTTAAAAATATCAACAATTACACTTTCTACACAATTACCGAATTGTAAAATAAATTTAATTAATGTAGGTAAATATCTTGATATAAATGATTTTATCATTGGTATTAAATACCAATTTGGGAATTTAAATATATTAAAAGGAAAATATTCAACTACTGTTTTTAGAAAATCTAAAAATAAAAAACAAGAAAAAATTAATAAAATATTATTTTATAATCAAGTTTCTTTGATTGTAAGTCTAGATAAATCAAGTCTAGATAAATCAAGTCTAGATAAATCAAGTATAGATAAATCTGAAAAAGATTCATCAAATATAAATGTCAAGTTATTTGGTAATGGAACTTTACATATAACTGGATGTAAATCTATTAATGATGGCATAGAAGTAACTAAAATCGTATATAGAATGTTAAAATTATGTGAACTTAAAACAGACACTATATTATTATGTAAAGATGAAAATGGAGTTTTATTAGATTCAAATGACTTTATATATACTTATGATAATAAAAATATAATTGGTTATAAGAAAGACAAAACTTATATAATTCACAAAAAAGAATATGAAATAGATCATTTTACAAATATGTTTATAACTAAAAGACTTGAAACACAACGTAAAAGAACTATATTGAATTTCAATGCTGTTGATATAGGATATTCGCGTATAGATTTATTTAAAAACAAAAGTAAATTTTATAAATCAAATTCTCATATATATTATGATAAAATTAATAATTTAATTTATTACAAAAACGATACAATTATAGGTCAAATTAGTTATAATATAGATAATAAATATGTTACAGATTTAAAATGTCTTCCAGATGTATTTGAATATAGCACAAATTGTAATATATTTGATGATAAAAATTATAATATAGATTTGATAAATGAAAATTTCAAAGATTTAATCAAGTTAGATGTAAATTGTATAAATGTCTATTTTAATTTAGATATGGAAATAAACAG